CCAGCTCTGGGCTGGATACACGTTGAAATACGTGTAGTGTGGTGTTTCCTCTCCACCTTTTTTCACCCTTGCAGCTGTGTTCGCGACACCTAGAAGCTGGGGGCGTAGGTCGACTGTTGTCTAGTAGCGTGAGTAACCATTAAATATCCCCTAAGTCATGATGAGGTTTTCTTTTCACCGGGGTATGTGATCATCATCTTAGAAGGAGAAATGTGTGGGTATCTCACTTAAGCACTATAGTGGAGCGTATGTAAACGCCTCCGTAGGAATCCTAGAGACAACCTGGGGCCTACGGGTTTTGCACGGTGGAGTAGGGTACCAATCCCACACACCGTGCAGAATAGCCGATTTCGACAGTGACTAAGGGTCGGCAAAACCATCATCTGCATATTGCGAGTATGTAGAGAATCAACTCATCCCCCTGGATGTTTAGTTACCCATGTTGGTCAAGAATCAAGGGAACTTTCTATTCATAACGAGTCTTTGGGTCTCTCCGCCCCTCGTGTGCAACCCCTCCAGCCCCGCAAGGGGAAGTCCTTCCTCCAATGTCTGAAAATTATAGTACGCCCGGAGGTTTGGCAAGCTGTATGCGTCAGGAGCGCCCTCCTCACGGAGGTAGCGGCCCGACGATCAGCAAGGAAAGATGGAAGGTAATGGATAGGCCCGTCGAGGCAAAAGCTGACGGGAAGGAAAGGGTAAACAGTGCTTTCAAAGACCGTGCAAGGCATGGTAAGTCGAAGTACTGGGTCAACGGGGTAGAATACTGGTCTGGACACGACTGTAAATTCGGTTGTGACTGCAGAATGCCAGAACTGGCTGGTTATCTACTAATGGAGACTCCGCGTCCTCCTCCCGTTGGAATGAGTAGTCCAAGGTGTCCGTACAAATGCCCATATTGGGACACTCACAAATACTGCAACCACTGGGAATGCGCCTTGACTTTGTGCACAACTTTGTCTTGTAAAACTTTTGGGCGCATTTGCCACCACACCTGGGAACGCTATCTATGGGATTGCGCCAGGTTTAAGTGGAAACCTACCTATCCGAATTATTGGGAGGCTGAGAAGGCTACCGATGCCGAGGAGATGGAAAGGTTATGGTCTAGTAACACTTCTCATGTGTTGGATCCGAAATTAGGACAACCCCCGAGAGTCAAGGTGGACAGCAATGTCCAGACTAGCTCCGGAGATGTTCCGAACCTGGAGCCCGTGTCTACACTCCACCAAGACCGCAAGGTCGAGGTATTTGACGAGGAAGACACCAAACACGTGCAGAAAGATGGGACGTTAAGAAAACCACAACATGAGCACAGGCTTTTCTCTTCCATAGAAGAGCCGTATGACTCAAGTGATGATAGTGATGTGGAAGTGATGGCGCCACCGGTTAAGAGTGATGATACATATTCCGATGTGTTGAGTCTAGATCTTGACTTAGGGGATTCCGTCCGCGTCGCTAAATACACTTATGTCCCCGCACTTTCGGGGACAGTGGTTCAATCCATTTCGAAGACCGGTGTCGAAACCGACATCAATGTGGAGGCAGATAGTGATTGGGACACTTGGAATGACGCAGCAACTAGTACGGATGGTTGGTTAAGCCAGAAGTACGACTTGCTGCGTGGTGGTGGTGATTATGAGCCTTGGAAGGCCTGCTTCGTTGCTGATGCGCAATGGAGACAGGTCAATAGACCGCACTCCAAGAAGCTCAGGAAATATACTGATGCGCCTACCCAGCTTCAACAAGCTTCTTCAGCTGGGATGCACTTCAGGTACACGTTCGACGTGAGGCGAAAGTTCTATTTTTATAGGACGTATGTGTACCATGATTGGACATGCATCCAGCACGATTCTGAATCGTGGAGGGTAGAGTATGTATCAGATGTGAGGCATCTGTCCCAACGGATAGTTCCTCCAAAGTGCGGACCCGGGTTAGCGGTGTGGGACTATGTGGTGAACAAAAGAAGGGGATTCGGCTTAAGAAACCGGACCATGAGGCGAGATGTGATGGAAGACCTCATCCCCAAAGACCCAATAGGGGTCGGGCTACCTACTGATTACTTTGAGCATAAGCATCAAGTACATCATTTGCTCTTAGTATGTATGCCAATGTTTCACCATGTAGTTGGAGTCGTAAATCCCACTCTAGATGAGAAACTGCTGTTTGAAAGAGTCGTGTCTGTGGCCATGTCCTTCATTTGGACAAACTTAGATCTCACTAAGTTGGCCTACATTCGATTCAATACAATTCAGCTTGCATTTGATTATTTGCGGTTTCTCCTAGCAACAGCACCCGGGGATTTTCCATTGACCAGGGACGCCGGCGTGTCCACAAGTATGGATACCGAATTGGCGAAGTTCCACTACCTGCGCTCGGCCCGACTCGGGACGGGGCGGTAGTTACTTACAAAGAAGTCCAGGACGTTAGAGCGCGCCCTATCGTCCAATCGTCCCTGGGACCTCACTATATTGGCGCAGCGTATCCACACGCATGCCCCCAACACGCTCCTACTCTAGAGGCGTCGTTTCGGAAGCGTATGGCGGTGAAATCGTTACCACGAGACAAACAACTATTCCGTGCGTTTGCTCGCTTCGTGAAGAAATACGTGGCGAAGCATTTTACCCCTTTACCAGCTGACACTGACCTAACATTCAAGAATTGGATCGACAAAACGATCTATCCTCAATCTCGAAAAGATCAGCTGACTAAAGTAAGGCAGATGGTTGATGACTCGGTAACTTGGGACGACAAGAAATGGGTGCAAGTAGATGCATTTGGGAAACCTGAAACTTACCCGGCCTACAAGCACGAGCGGGCTATTTATGCCCGCAAGGACCCATTCAAGGTCATTGTCGGACCGCTCTTCAAGCAAATTGAAGAGGTATTATATAAGGATCCAGCTTTTGTGAAGCATGTGCCTGTTATGCAACGGGCCAAATATATACTGGATCGTCTGAGCCACCCCGGTGCAACATATATGGCTACGGACTATACCGCCTACGAATCTCATTTTACGGCAAAGTTAATGAGGGCATGTGAATTCCAACTGTATCGC